AAGTATCAAATCCAGTGTATGAAGTCACGCAGTAGTACTGGTGTGGGCATGAAAATTGACCTGGACTACAACATTGAAACCATGCGTATCACAGATCCAGGTGAAGAAGCTGGTCCAGTTAATTCATTCGGTAGAGGTAATATACTGGATACAATCAAGGCAAAAAGCAATATTGTCACGGGCACAGAATCAGCTGATCCTAGTAGTCGCGAAGACACCGGGCGGATTACAGCCGACGTGCAAAGTGCCAAATTAAAGCAGTTATTGGGCCAGATAAAAGCCAATTAAATTGTCGTCGAACTCTGACCAAAACCGCTAAATAATAAAAAGGTTCTGGGCCCAAAATGCAAAAGAAAACTCGTAGCTTATTAGAAGAATTGGACTCAATGTACATCGAGCGCGATCAGCGCCATGTGATTGAAAACCGTGCATCTAACGTGATAGCCAGTGCCATACGCTTGCTAGAGCAGATTGACGAGAGTTATAGTGCTGAAGATGCGCAGAACCTACAGCGCAAATTGCTCAATGCTATCAACCAGCGTGACCCAGGCAAATTTACCCGCACAGTGAGACGTACAGATGCAAATTCATGAGATAACACAACAGAAATTAGACGAAGGTCTTGGCAGTATAGCAGGAGGTATTGCCGGCGGAATATCTAATTTTGCTAATAAAGTAGCGGGTGCAGTATCACCTGTTGGTGCTGCAAAAAACGCTTATGCCTCGGCCGTAAAACCACAACAGATAAAAATGATAGCTGATAAAGCCTACAATGGCTGGAAACAATACGAAAAAACTCTATTACAAAGCAATCCAGATGCTAGAACCGACGGTATGTACGAACAGGCCTTGTTGGCATTTGTGGTTAAAAATTTGTTAAGTGGACAGTATCTACCCAATGTCATTAACAAAGATAAAATTACAGCATTGGTTAAACAACTAAGCGGATCCGGCCAAGCACCTGCACAAAAAAATCCTGCTCAAGAACCGCCTGCTACCACACCACCTGCTCAAGAACCGCCTGCTACCACACCACCTGCACAAAAAAATCCTGCACCAAAAAAACCTCGCACAAAAAAAGCTCCCGCTAATGCCGCCGGTGCTGGTGTGTTTAACCAAATGGCTACCCAACTAAGTGAAGTTGCTGGAGCCTTGACCCCACAACAAGAAAAAGATCTATGGTTAAAATTAACACAACAGGCCGCAGTGGCAACCTCTCATGCTCCGGGTACTAATATTCAACAAAAACCAGGTACTCCCGGTGATGATTCTGATAATGGTACCGCAGGTGGTGCCGGTGATGCTCGTTCGTATGCTACTCAATTAGCAAAACATACCCAAGATGCAAAGACAAAAGAAGCTTTTGATTTATTTGTCAACACATCTAACTCACAAACCGGTGGTATCAATGTAAAATCTACTGGCAATCCTGTAGCCGATGCCTTGTTGATTTCGGCTGGTTTTAGAGGCCTCTAATGAATCTACTCGAAGGTGGCAACGTATTCAAGGATGCCAAAGGCCAACCTCGCACACAGCGTATCAATCAGACTGATGTAAAATCAACCTTGGCCTGGCTGGAAGAAATGTTGCCTGGGCTTGACCTACAAAACAATACACTAGGTAGCACTGGTATCAAAGATACGTCGGGCGACCTGGACATTGCTGTAGACGCCGATCAAGTGACCAAAGAACAATTGGAAACACAATTACGACAGTGGGCCACCAGCCACGGATTCCGACCCGAAGAATGGGTCAAAAAGTCTGGAACCGCTGTACACTTCCTTACACCTATCAACGGACATCCCGACCAAGGCTATGTGCAGACTGACTTCATGTTTATGAAAAATGTGCCATGGTCAAAGTTTGTGCTAGGTGCCATGCCCGCAGATTCCAAGTACAAGGGACGTGAGCGCAATGTGCTAATGAATTCAATAGCCAAGAGCATGGGTTACAAACTCAATCAAGTGAGTGGCATTGCTGACCGTGCCACAGACAAAATCATCACTGATGATCCAGACGCAGTGGCCAAACTGTTGTTGAACCGTACAGCCACCCGACAAGACCTGGCTAGTGTAGAATCAATCTTACAAGCATTAAGCACAGATCCCAAGCGTGATGCCAAACTGGCTGACTTCCGCGAACATATGAAGCGTGAAGGCCTACCGTTTATGGAAGGAGTTGATGTCAATCCTTACATGGAATACAGTGATGTAAACTTCTTGGCTCGCCTGCGTGATCGTATTGTGAATCAAGGCATGCGTCCATTGATTGAGAGTGAAGTGCAAGGTGGACGTGCCAAAGGCATCGAACATCTCGAAGATTTGGTTTTCCGTAACGGCAGTGAAGGTATCAAACGAGCCCTGGATATTGTGCGTCATACTGCCGCTGACACTGGTCGTACCACCACAGTCAAATGGGATGGCAAACCAGCTCTGGTATTTGGCCGCGATGATGCAGGAACATTTGTCCTAACCGACGTTGCCGGATTTACAGCTCGAGGATATGACGGTCTGTTTACCAGCCCTAGACAAGTGCGCCAACACTTGGCCGCCAGAGATGCAGATGCTCGAGCTCAGGGTCGTCCGGCTACTCGTGTGGAAACCTTGGCTCCCATTTACGATCAACTATGGAGCATGTTAGATGCTGCTGTGCCCAAAACCTACCAGGGATTTGTGCAAGGTGATTTATTGTACACGTCAACACCACCATTAGAAGCTGGTAACTATGTGTTTACTCCCAACACTGTGACATATCGAATTCCAGCGGCCAGTGACATGGGTCAAAGGATAGGTGCCAGCGATGTGGGCATTGCCATGCACACACGATACGCCGAACCTGGTGCGCCAAAAGAACCCCTGGGCCGTGTGGAGTTTAACAGTGTGCCAGGGTTACTGTTGCTGGAACCGACCTACGCCAAAGAAAATGTGCGCCCAAATACCGAATTGGTAAAACAACTCCGAGCGGTTTACAATGGCCAAGGTGCCGCAATTGATCAACTGTTTGATCCGGCTGAACTCCGCGCCTTGCAGATCACTGATTTGCCCAAGTTATGTGTAGATTACATTAACAGTCGTGTGGGCACAGGATTTGACAACCTGTTGGCCAACCTTGGTCCGTGGCTCCAACAACGAGTTACTGCCAAAAAGTTCAATAATATTGTAGAATATCTGCAGAGTCCACGTAGTAATTTGGCAGGCATGACCGCGGCATTTACTGCTTGGGCCTTGCTACACGACATCAAAATGGATATTTTGAATCAACTTGACCTACAACATCCTGGACAAGAAGGCTGGGTCATGTCTACCCATGCCGGCATGGCCAAGGCTGTAAATCGTTTGGCCGGTGGATTTACTGCCGCTAATCGCGCCTTAAATAACCCAGAATCTGTGGCAAACTCCTGATTTTAGCCAAAAGGTATAAATAAAAGTAGGCCCATTGTGGCCATATATTAAGGAGAATTAAAATGGCTTATATTACTAAAGTTTCTGGTGGTTCACAACCAGTATTTGCAACAGACGTATTGAACGGTCCAGTTGCTCAGACAGCTAACATTGCTGCTCAAGGTCCTTTTAACCCAGCTGGTCCCAAGTTAGACTTCTTCAGCGTTACAGCTAATGCAAGTTTGGCAAGTCAAGGTGGTGTTAATCAATACGTTGCTAACGTATTGCAGGCAGTTCAACAGACAGCTACCGTAGCTATCGCTCAAGTTGGTCCAAACCCAGCAGTTCTTTCTGTTGCTGTTTATCCAACAGGCGCATTTACAACAGCTACATTTGTTGCCGCTTGCCAAACAGCTAACGCTGCAATTGGTATCTCAACAGCAAACGTTGCAAACTCTGCTACATTTACAAGTTTAGTTTCTTAATAGTCACTAGTTTGTATAACACAATAAACCTGCTTCGGCAGGTTTTTTGTTGACTTATCTAAGGGTCTCGTTATAATAACTTAAATACTAGATCATGATGGTTAGCAAAATTACAGAATTGACAGTGTTTGAAAGTCCCGATGGTGGTCGTACTGTGTATGCCAGAAAGCCCGGGGACATTCGTCGCGAACTGCATTATCAAGATCCCAAACTACAACAAGAACTCAGAGACCTGGAAAGTCAGAAACGTTGGACAGAGATATTCCTGGCTCGTCGTGACAATGTTGAACTCAATGACTTGTGTGAAAAGGTTGAATTGCTCTACGAGCTAAGGAAACAACCTGAATGAAATTTGCTTGCCAAACCCTATTTGATATCACTGCCACCGGCGTCACTGGACATTGCAGAACAAATCGCATGCCGTTCCAGGATCATGCTGGACAGATTATTCGAGATGAAGCCGCATGGAATCGCAGCCGCAATCAGCAACGCAATTGGGAAACTATCACCCAGATCTTGAGTCTGCGCACACAGTTGTTTGATTTGACCCTGCCCATACCGGATCAAACTGGCACACGCTGGATGTTTGAATTTGAAACCGAATCTGCAGGTGTTTATGGATCTGACGAAGACCCTGTCGCAGTATTACGAATGGATGCTGCTGGAGTTCCCATGTTGCGTGAACTCAATAACGACCCAGATATTGACACTGTTTTGGTCACAGAAGGCCCCCGCCAAAACATTTGGTTTGCCCCGATCTCCATAAATAATTAACAGGGTTTGTCAATAGACAGCCCGCTAAAATAAAGAGAACAACAATCATGGTTGAGGCCACTGAAATTGAAAAGAAAAGTTTAGAAGCGCATGTGGAACTCTGCGCCGAACGCTACAATGCACTAGAAGATAAAATGACTGCTATGAGCGAAAATATTACTCATCTGTGCGAAATGGTCAAAGAAGTCAAGGCCAGTGTCAGCAAAATGAGTGAAAAAAACACTGACAGATTGATCACCTGGGGCATTGGCATTATTGGATTTTTGTCTGCATCAACGATCTATTTAATATCTCACTACGTTCTTAAATGAAGTCAGACCAAGATTTTGAGCGGCTATTTCGCCAAGAATTTCGTGACATCATGCCCAATACTATTTGGCAAAACGATCATGGAGTTTATGAAGCATTTGGGCGTTATCGTATAGAACCAGCTCGTCCGGGATATAGGGTATTTTGCAGTGCCTCAGATGTGGGTGTTTTTTCCACTACTCGTACAGCACTCAGTTGGTGCATAGCCGATAAACATCGTGCTTATAATACCGCTAGAGAACTGCTGACCGTGGACAACAAACTGACAGCACTGACACAGGATATCAATGCCAGAGCTGCCATGGGCGATCGTAGCCGTGATCCGGCGTTCCGTGAAACCATATTGGTCAAGCTGGAAAGCAAAATTATACAGAAAAAACAGCTGGAGAATCAACTGACCAAATGTATTAACTGGGCTAAATATATTCAACAACAAGGATTCGATAATGAAACTGCAAGAACTGGCCGTAGCCAACCCAAAAAAGCAAGCCGCTAAGGTTTTTGAAAGCTATTTCGGTAATAGCTTCAAAATTGACGCCATTACCCCAACACAAGCTCGTGGTTTATTAAGCCGTGTGCGCAGTCTAGTGGCAGAACATCGCCGTACTCCTGAGTTCCATCGCAGTGAACAAAATCCCAATTATCTAAAATTAATTGTCATGGAACAGGCCTTGGCCGCCAGAGTCGCAGAAGATGGCCAACCAATGACAACGCCAATGGCTGCCGCTAATCCGGCCGACGCACAGAAACAACAGGCCCTGATGACCGCACAACAACAACAAAGGAAACGTCAACTGCAAGATGAAATCAAAGAGTTGCAGGCACAGATGGCTGAAAAACAAAAACAAATAAACAACCCTGTCATGTCCATGACTGAGACTCGACTACAACGCAGACTGCGTGAAGCCAGTGAAGTACAACAGGCCCAGGTTGTCTTGGCCAGCCAAGACATGGTAGATCAAGTGCAAAAGATGATTGAGCAAGTTACTGCCATGCAGTTCAAAGACCTGCCGGCTCTAGTTGATCAGATCAAGAATGAAGTTGGTGTTGATCAAGCTGGTCAATTCAACACAGATGCTACTGGTGCACTAGGTGGCCTGGTTCAAAACTTACAAGGCGCCAAGCAACAATTAGAAGTTGCACTTGGTGTGGTCACAGGACAGGCTCCACAAGTGCCCGGTCAAGAAATGGCAACGGCACCTGTGGTTGAACCCGGTGCCGAGATGCCAGCAGAATTATCTGCTCCCGAAGAAGAACCAGTGGAACCAGTGGCCGCCGGTCTTGGACGTGAACGTAGATAATGTTAATCCGCGAAGTAGCTGATCCTGATGCAAAAAAACTGGCTGCCTTAAGCCAGTTTTTGCTTGGCCGTAGCAAAGATGAAATGGCCAAGAAACAGATCAGTCAACAGGCTTTTATTGAATTGGCCCGCAGTCTAGGAGTCAATGTCACTTCCGAAACCCTCGGTGAATTGATCAGCCAACCACCTTTGAGCAATCTGCTGGAACCCTTGCAACCCAATTCTGGTGTGGTTCGATTCCGAGGTGATACCGAAACTGTCACTGGCATGAGTGTGGATCAAGCTAGAGCGGTAGTAGACTCAAATGCCAAAGCGGCCTTGAAGCGTCGACAGTGATCGGTTCGGTTGACTTTTATTGTACTATCAAGTATAGTAAGATTGGAGGCAATATGAAAAAACTCGTAGCTGTTTTATTACTAGTGTCGGCCACAGTGGCCAATGCACACGGCTATCACCGTGGTGGATATTGGGTCGGTCCTGCTGTCTTTGGTGGTGTAGTTGGTTACAGTCTGGCTCGTCCTTACTACTATCCTCCTTACTACTATCCTGCACCTCCGCCCATAGTGGTACAACAGCCTCCGGTTTATATCCAACAACCCAACCCAGCACCGGGAAATATGCATCAAGAAACCATCTTGGATGCACACTGTAACTGTTATAGAACAGTATGGGTCGTCGACCGATGAAATTTTTGTGTTTTGTCTTGGTCATGTCGACGGCGTTGACTACAACTGCAGCTGGGCTTGGAAATTTGTTTGATCTAACAAAAAAACCTGCACCAACACCCCAACCTACTCCACAACCACCAAAGCCACCACAACCAGTGAAGAAATAATATGGCATACTCTGACAAGGTAATTGATCACTACGAAAATCCTCGTAATGTTGGTCGGATGGACATAGACGACACAGTAGGCACTGGTATGGTCGGAGCCCCAGCTTGCGGTGACGTGATGAAACTACAGATCCGAGTAGAAGATGGGATTATAACAGATGCAAAATTCAAAACATATGGCTGTGGGTCGGCGATCGCTTCAAGCTCACTGGTCACAGAATGGGTCAAGGGCAAAACGCTGGAGCAGGCTGGCGCAATTAAGAATGCTGAGATTGCAGAGGAACTCGCACTCCCGCCGGTTAAGATCCATTGTAGTATCCTTGCGGAAGACGCTATTAAGGCGGCAATAAATGATTACCTTAACAAGCACAGCAGCTAACAAAATCCAAGCCAATCTAGAAAAGCGCGGAGCCGGCATAGGCATCTGTGTAGGTGTAAGAACCACTGGTTGCAGCGGCATGGCCTATACCTTGGAATATCTAGATGCACCCTGGCCCAAACATCTGTATAGATTTGACAGTAAAGGCACCAGTGTATATGTAGACCCTAAGGATTTGGTCTATCTAGATGGCATGACAATAGACTATGTGCGCCAGGGATTGAATGAAGGCTTTGAATTCAACAATCCACAGGCTCGAGATCATTGCGGTTGCGGAGAATCATTTAGAGTATAGTAGTGGTTGTCCAATTGCTGTAACAGTGTTATAATTGTTTGATGTATAATCCAAAATTCCCCTATCACGAATTATCACGCACCACCGAAGACGGACGCAGACTGTATCTTACGCCTGACGGACGCCGGGTGCCCAGTGTTACAACCATACTCAGTGCCACACAACCAGCTGAAAAAAAGGAAGCCCTGAATCAATGGCGTAATCGTGTTGGGCATGCTCAAGCCCAGGCCATTACTACAGATGCTGCCAATCGCGGCACCAGAATGCACAAGTATCTTGAAGACTATATCAAGGATGGGGTACTCAAAGAACGCGGGTCAAATCCATTCAGTTTTGCCAGTCATGCCATGGCACAGACTGTGATTGAAGATGGACTGGTAAATGTCAACGAAATTTGGGGTGTAGAAATACCCCTGTACTTTCCGCAACTGTATGCCGGAACCACAGATGGATGCGGCTTGCATTTCAACGATGAAAGTATTTTAGACTACAAGCAAACCAACAAACCCAAACGTGCAGAATGGATTGAAGATTATTATTTGCAATTGGTGGCCTATGCCCTGGCACACAATGAAGTTTACGGTACCAACATACGCAAAGGTGTAGTCCTGATGTGCGTAAAACCACCGGTTGATCCCATCACCATGGAACCCACTGCTCGCCCAGAATACCAGGAATTCGTACTAAAACCCGAAGATTTTGACCGTTGGGCCGATGCTTGGTGGCGCAGGCTAGAGCAATATTACTTGATGGCTTAAACAGCTAAATACTGGATAGAATTCAAGGACGACTAACGTGGCTATTGTACAAATTTCTCAGGTAACAAACCGTAAAGGGTTAAACATTGACTTACCACAACTGGCTGGTGCTGAGTTGGGCTGGTCAACTGACTCACGTCAATTATACATCGGTAACGGTACCTTAGAAGAAGGTGCACCGGTCGTTGGCAACACTGAAATCTTAACAGAATTCAGCGACATATTAAATTTCACCAACACCTATACTTACAAAGGCCAAGCAGCCGGTTACACAGCACAAACAGGTGTGACCCCCGGAACACCGGTCACCCTAAGTCTACAATCGTGGTTGGATCAATTTGCATCAGTATTGGATTTTGGCGCAACAGGTGATGGAGTAACTGATGATACCGAGGCCATCAATCGTGCCTTGTATCAATTGTACTGCCGCGAAGTCAATCCACAGATCCGTCGTGCCTTATTTTTTCCAGCCGGCATATATCGTGTAACTGGGTCAATCAATATTCCTCCTTATGCCACCCTATATGGCGAAGGCCTTGACAATTCTGTCATCACTTTGGATGAGGGCATCAATGACTATGTGGCTCGTACCGCTGACAGTTTACAAAATACAGGTGTAAACATTGGCAATGCCGGTGCGACTCCACCTGAATACATCACAGTCAGCAACATGGGATTCACCAATCTCAATACTACTGGCAGTGTTTTCTTGGTTGAAGATGCCACCAACTGTCGTTTTCAAAATGTTGGCTTCCGCGGCGCATCAACCGCCGCTGATTTAGGCACAGCAGATAACGCATCGATTGGTGTTAGTTTTGCCAGTACAAATAGTCTTATCTGCAATCAAATCACATTTGATGGTTGCGTATTTTCTGGCCTGGTCTGGGGAGTCAAGACCGATCAACAAACAACGGCAGTGACTGTGTCTAGTTCGCAGTTCAATACCTTGTTTCAGGGTGTGGTACTTGGCATAGATACAGTGACCAATGGTGGACCAACTGGCACCAGGATTGTAGGCAACATGTTCAACGCAGTCTACGCCGAAGGTATTGTGTTTGGTTCTTATCTTGTGCTGGGTATCAATGCCAGCGGTCACAATATCTTTTATGACGTGGGCAATGGATTTTCTGGATCAACAGGAACTCCCTCTAGCAGCATAATCAGTATCCAATCCAACAACAATGTCAGCATCAGTGATCTGTTTGAAAGAACCGATGATTTTGCAACTACATATCCCAGGGTCAATCTTAACAACACTGTTAGTATAGCCACTACCAATGGCTCACAATTATCCATGGGTAGCTACACACGCCTCGGTGGATCAAGTTTTGCATTGGCCAACAACAGCACAGGCACAATCTTAACATTTAGTACTGACACGGCCAAGGCTTTCAAGGTTGATTATACCATAATAAGAGATGTGAGCTATCGTACAGGAACAATTTTTGTTGCTTCGAACACTGGATCCGGAGCACCAACTTTTAACGATGTGGATGTAGAAAATAGCGACACTGGTATTACATTGACTTTTAATCAAACTGGCACAAATTGTTATTTGGAATATACATCTAGCAATACCGGAGTTTCTGGTACCATTTATTACTCTGTCACATATCTAGCTTGATCTGGCCTGCTACATTTGCCGCCCGGCTGGAAAGCTGGAACCAATTACGAGATCAAGTTCAAAATCTATCCGTAGAATCAGCCTTGGAAGACATCAATGCCTGGTGGTTTCGAACCCCATGGTGCCCGTATTACCTGCACTGGGATGATCAAGCAACTTGGCCAGATCCTTGGCAACTTTTGAGCGATAATGTCTATTGTGACCTTGCAAGAGGGTTGGGAATAGTGTATACTATAAGTATGTTGGATCGTGCGGATATGGCCCCTACAGACTTGATTTTGACTGAAACTGGTGTTAATTTAGTCCGGGTCGCAAAAGAAAAATATATACTTAATTGGATGCCCGATACCGTCGTAAATACCTTCCAAGAAGTAAAAATCCGTCGGCAGTACAAGCAAGACCCAATTATCTAAGCAGTAAATAGTACAAATTAAACGAACGAGAGCAGGATGACGCAAATTACAGTTGTAAAAAGAAGCGGTGTAAGAGAGCCACTACAGATTGACAAGTGGCAGGCACAGGTTGCCAAGGTCTGTCAAGGCATTGCTGATGTTAGTCAGTCAATGATCGAAATCAAAGCACAGTTGCACTTTTATGATGGTATCACCACGCAAGAAATTGACGGTATCACCTTACGAGCCATCGTAGACCTTATTGACATAGAATCAAACCCTGATGTTGGTCACACCAACTATCAATATGTGGCAGGCAAGCAACGCTTGAGTATGTTGCGCAAGGATGTCTACGGTGACTACGAAGTTCCGCACCTGTATGAAATTGTAAAGAAAAATGTTGCAACCGGCCTATATACCAGTGAACTTCTCGAGTGGTACAGTCAAGAAGACTGGAACCGTATGAACGACATGTTGGATCATGACAAGGATGAGTTATACAGCTATGCCGCGATTGAACAACTAATTGAAAAGTATCTGGTGCGCAATCGCGCCACAAAGGAAATATATGAAACTCCCCAAATTCGTTACATCGTTGCTGCCGCTACTGTGTTCCATCGAGAAGAACCCAATGCAGCCCGTATGCGTTACATCAAAGAGTATTATAATGCTGCTAGTGATGGCCTGTTTACTCTTGCGACTCCTGTTTTGGCTGGACTGGGAACACCAACAAAACAATTTAGTTCTTGTGTGCTTATACGTAGCGACGATAATCTTGATAGTATTTTTGCCAGTGGAGAAATGATGGCCAAGTATGCCGCAAAACGTGCCGGCATAGGTCTTGAAATTGGTCGCTTGCGTCCCTTGGGTGCGCCTATCCGCGGTGGCGAAGTCATGCATACCGGAATGATTCCATTCTTAAAGAAGTGGTTTGGTGACCTACGTAGTTGTAGTCAAGGTGGTATCCGCAATGCCAGTGCCACTGTATTTTATCCTATTTGGCACTATCAGTTTGATGATCTTATTGTGCTCAAGAACAATCAAGGAACTGAAGAAACACGAGTGCGTTTCATGGACTATGGTGTAGTGCTCAACAGTTTCTTCTGGCGTCGTTTCAAGAATCGTGAATCAATCACTTTCTTTGACCCCAACGAAGTGCCTGATCTGTATGAAGCGTTTTATAACGATACAGCTCGATTTGAACAACTATATGTCAAGTATGAGAAGCGAAAAGATTTGAGAACCAAGACCATGGCCGCTGAAGATGTGTTCAAGGGTGGCATCCTAAAGGAACGCACCGACACTGGTCGCATCTACTTGGTGTTCATTGACAATGTGATGAATCAAGGACCATTTGATCCCAAAGCACATACCATTTATCAAAGTAATTTGTGTTGTGAGATTTTATTGCCTACCAAGAGTTTTGCTCGACTCGATGACCCCGAAGGTCGTATTGCTCTATGCACACTGGGTTCAATCAACTGGGGAGCATTCCGTAATCCTGAAGACATGCGTCGAGCTTGCCGTATCCTACAGCGCAGCCTATGCAACATACTGGATTACCAAGACTTCCTGAGCGTTCAAAGTCAGTTGAGTAACGAAGAAATCAGCCCCTTGGGTATCGGTATTACCAACTTGGCCTACTGGCATGCCAAACGCGGTCTACAATATGGTGAGAAGGATGCCTTACAAGAAGTCAAATCATGGATGGAACATCAAGCATTCTACTTGACAGAAGCCACTGTGGAATTGGCTCGGGAACGCGGTGCCTGTAAGGACAGCAGTAAAACAAGATACGGCCAGGGCGTCTTTCCGTGGGAACTCCGTGCCGCAGCGGTGAACGAATTGGCCAACTTTGAGCCCGAGCTCGATTGGGAAACCCTGCGCATGAACATGCAGGCCTATGGTGTGCGCAACGCTACCTTGATGGCAGTGGCACCGGTTGAGAGTAGTAGCGTGGTTATCAATAGTACCAACGGTATTGAAATGCCCATGAGCCTGATCACTGTTAAAGAATCCAAGGCTGGCAGTTTGATTCAGGTAGCTCCTGAGTATAATAAACTAAAGAACAAATATCAACTCATGTGGGAACAAAAAGACTGTGACGGCTATATCAAGACAGCCAGTGTGATTGCTGCTTATGTAGATCAAAGCATAAGTACTAACACTTTTTACAATCCAGCACACTTTGCCGATCGTAAAGTTCCAACTACCCTAATTGCCAAGAACTTGATGCAGGCACATCGTTGGGGCTTGAAAACATTCTACTACAGCCTGATCAACAAACAAGGTTCAAAAGGACAAGACGAACCAGAAGCAAAATTAGAAGCGGTAGACTTTGACGACCAAGAAGATTGCGAAGCTTGTAAATTATAAAGGAAAAATATGAAACTCAAATTACTTATTGTGCTGGCTTTTTTAATCCCGGCATTTGGATTTGCACAGAGCACACAAAACAACGGTAAGGCCGCTGTAAAAGACAATGGCAATACCAGCCTCAGAGGCTCGTATGGCAACACTGATCTACAAGGTTCTTATGGCAACACTGATATCAAGGGATCTTATGGCAACACTGATCTACAAGGCTCTTATGGCAACACCGATATCAAGGGCTCATATGGCAATACCAATCTACAAGGATCTTACGGCAATACTACTAATACCGTTAGTGTTGGCGGTAATGGAAGCAACGGCAATGCACCAACAAAAATAATAATCAATCTTACTATAGAGATGCCGGCTACCAAATAAAATTAAAGGAAAACAAAATGATTAAAAATATATTATTAGCAGTTGTGTTTGGCATCACGTTAGCTGGCAGTGCTGTAGCCGAAGATGCACCAACCACATTGTTAAGCTCAGGAACCATAAGTCCTTACCAGGCTCAACGCAACGGACTGTTCATGGCTGCAGATTTTCTTGCGGCAGTTCCTGGCAACACACGATTTGAAATAAGCACACAGCCCTGGATGGATACCTCAAACAACACCGTGGTTATTAAAAAGATGCCATATGTGAGTGGTACCAAATATGCCAAAGACTATGCCAAAGAAGGCAGTGTGTTTGCTGTAACCCAAGATGCCCAGTATCGTTATTTTGTAGGCAACGGATTACCAAACACTGCCATGGGCGACTTTCCTGTGCAACCAGGCACTCCTGCCTACAAGTTTTACCAAGAAGCTCCAGGCGGCCATGACTTTAGAACAGGTATTCCCGGTCATGACTATTCAAGTGCCGCGGCCATTGGTATCAGTCCTTATGAGTTGAATATTCAACTACCTAAAATTCCCAAGCTAAGTGCCAAGCCTAACCCTATCGCGGCATTGCCAATTGGTGTCACGATTACAGGTACAGTGTGGCACGCTGAGATTGCAAACGCCAGTGCCACAGCATGGTATCCACCAGCTTCAATCTTGCCGATTGACCAGTGCTGGGGACATCCGTATGCTCAACAATATCATCTGCATGGGTATAGCTGGAAGTGTTTTCCTAATCAAGGAACCGAAGGCCACTCACCCCTGTTTGGCTATGCCTTGGATGGATTTGGTGTCTATGGTCCCAGAGGCGATGACGGCAAAATGGTCACTAATGCTCAACTGGATGAATGTCATGGACACACCCATCCCGTGATGTGGGATGGTAAGATGCAGAATATCTATCACTATCACTTGAACCGTGAATTTCCATATGCTATTGGTTGTTTTAGAGGCGAAGTCAACTATGACCAAGCCCTGGGGTCGGCCGACATGCAGGCACACAAAAAACCTCATGGCGCACCCAGCAAGGATGACCATATGAATCATGGGCCAAAAGGCATTATTGCAATTCCAATTGGGTCTTTCCAGTAATGTTAGATACTGTATGACCTATACTAAACTAAAAGAATTTTCAGTGGTCTACACTGATCGCAGTCTCAATCACATGAGCGATGAATTTGTCGCGGTCATGCAAGATGTCAGTCGAGTGTTAAAGACTGTTTACCATGCTGCCAGTGCTGTGATCGTTCCAGGGTCGGGCACCTTTGGCATGGAAGCAGTGGCCCGCCAGTTTGCCAACGATGCTCGAGTGTTAATCATACGCAACGGCTGGTTCAGCTACAGATGGACTGAAATATTTGACATGGGCGCCATCACAGATGATGTCACAGTCTTGACCGGCCAGGCAGTGGCAGATCAATATCAAGCACAGTATCAGCCACCAGCCATTGAGGATGTAGTGGCCTGGATTAAAACCAATAGACCCGGCATAGTGTTTGCTCCGCATGTGGAAACTTCAGCCGGCATGATCCTGCCCGACGATTACCTGACTCAAATTGGTTCAGCATGTAAGTCCGTGGATGCTCTATTTGTGTTGGACTGTATCGCTTCGGGTGCGGCCTGGGTTGACATGGCGGCCTCGGGTGTCGATGTGCTAATCACTGCTCCACAAAAGGGTTGGACTAGTACACCTTGCTGTGCCCTTGTGGCCATGAGTGCTCGAGCTCGTAAGGCAATCGACACCACGGTCAGTACCACCTACAGCATGGATCTGAAAAAATGGCTCAGCATCATGGAAACTTACGAGTCGGGTCGGTTCATATATCATACTACCATGGCCACTGACAGTATCCGGGAACTGCGTGACACCATGCTGGAAACAGAACAACTAGGATTCGATCATCTAAAACAACAACAGTATGCATTAGGACAGCAGATACATGAACTATTAGAATCATACGGCTATCCGCGTGTGGCCGCTGAAGGATTCCGTGCGCCGGGCGTGGTAGTGTGCTATACTGAAGATGATGCCATAAAAGATGCCACAGCCTTCCGCCAAATTGGTTATCAGACTGCCACAGGAATCGCGCTCAAAGTAGGCGAGCGGGCAGACTACAAGACCTTCCGCATTGGCCTGTTTGGATTAGACAAGTTAAATAACATACCTGCGACTGTCGACAGTTTACGACAGGCCTTAGAACAAATAAGACAAGGAAAATAATATGAGCCAAGCACAATATAACTTAAAGACACGAACAGATTATCTCAACCGTAAAATGTTTCTGGATCCTGCGGGTCCTGTGACTATTCAACGCTTTGAAGAAGTCAAGTACAACAAGATTGTCAAGTTTGAACAGGAAGCCCGCGGCTTCTTTTGGGTGCCAGAAGAGATCAGTCTTACCAAGGATGCCAACGACTTCAAAGAAGCCACCGACACTGTGCGTCATATCTTCACCAGTAACTTGCTAAGACAAACTGCTCTTGATAGTTTACAAGGTCGTGGCCCTACACAGGTATTCACACCAGTGGTATCGATTCCAGAATTGGAAGCCTTAATGTACAACTGGGGCTTCTTCGAAACCAATATCCACAGTCGAAGTTACAGTCACATCATCCGTAACATCTACAATGTGCCCAAGGAGGTGTTCAACACCATCCACAACACTGAAGAAATCGTCGGCATGGCCAGTTCAATCGGTCTCTACTATGATCGCCTGCACATGATCAACTGCCGCAAGGAACTGTTGGAACCGTTTGACGAATATGAACACATCAAGGCCATCTGGTTGGCCTTGAATGCCAGCTACGGTCTTGAAGCCTTCCGCTTCATGGTATCCTTTGCCACCAGCTTGGCCATGGTTGAGAATCGTATCTTCATTGGTAATGGCAATATCATCAGCTTGATCCTGCAAGATGAGATCCTGCACAAGGACTGGACTGCTTGGATTATCAATCAAGTGGTCAAAGAAGATCCACGATTTGCTCGTGCCAAGAAAGAATGTGAAGCTGAAGTCTACAACATGTATCTAGATGTGATCCGTGAGGAAAAGCAATGGGCTGACTACCTGTTCCAAAAAGGACCTGTTATCGGTCTTAACGCCAACATCCTCAAAGACTTTGTGGACTATACCGCAGTGGGTGCTCTCAAAGAAATTGGAGTTAAATATCAAACTCCGGCTCCTAAATCTACACCTATTCCTTGGTTTATGAAACATGTAAATACCAGCAACAAACAAACAGCCTTACAGGAATCAGAAAGTACGAATTATGTAATAGGTGTGATGAGCGATACACTTGATTACGACGCATTACCCTCATTATAATAACAACAAGGAGAACTACAATGAAAGCCATCGTATGGAGTAAAAATCAGTGTCCATTTTGTGTTCAAGCAAAAGCACTATTAGAGTCACGAGGTATTGATTACGAAGAACGCAACGTACAAACGGATTGGACAAAGGAACAGTTGTTAGCGGCAGTGCCTACCGCAAGAACATTGCCACAGATCTTCTTAGACGATAACTACATTGGCGGATTTACAGAGTTACGAAAACATTTACAAGGATAATATGCAAGTAGAAAAAGATCGGGTTTACACATTCAAATTAACCAACGCAGACGAAATCGTCGGTAAAGTAGTAGATATTACCACAGATGCCTATGTTATCGCACAGCCGTTAAGTGCTGTGCCCACAGAAAAAGGCATACAATTAATTTACACAGTGTTCACTGGTGATCCCAAGGAAAATGCCGCTATAAATAAAACAGCAGTAGCAATGATTTGCCAAACTCGCGAAGAAGTTGGTGATCATTACTTAGAGGCCACAACCGGTATTAAACCAGTTCGTAAGCCATCGATCATAATGGGATAATGCAATGCCAGCAGTACAACGAGTGGGTGATCAAGACAGTGCCGGTGGAAAAATCACGCAAGGTGATTCGTCAGTGCTGGTCAACGGACAAGCTATTGCCATACCTAATCAACCAGTTACTTCACATCCTCCCTATGGTCGTGGCACCGAACCACATCATCATGCCCATACACAATCGTCAAAAAATACCACAGTACTAGTCAATGGTAAACCTGTGTTGGTTGATGGTGATACTGATTCTTGCGGACATGTGCGTGTAAATGGCAGTCCAGATGTTACGATAGGTTAATCGTGGCCACCGGATCATTAACTGCACTACAACTAGATTCTGCTGCAGGACTGCTACAGAATCAAGGTATTGGGATTAATGCCAATCTTATCACGGCTATTTCTGCTTACGAAAATACCGCATTAATATCTCCATTTCTAAACACCATCACAGTGGGATCCGCCGGAAACATATTGTCGGCCAATGTTGTTGCCTCGGTTGAAACCTTGGCGGCCAACACCTGTGCCAGTTTGAGCAATAGCGTACCCACAGAATACAGCAGTCTGGGCAATCAAATGACCCCGGTAATTCAGCATCAGGCCACAGTGGATATCTGTGGTGGAAGTGTTAGTAAACTGACACAGGCAGTGAATCAAGCACAAGGCTATACCAGTCAGACCAGCACATTTGTCAACAGTGCAGTAAACTCACAGACTTATCTTGCTGATACATTTACCACGATGAACAGCATGATCACTGGTGGCATTACCAATGTAAATTTGGCTACCACGGCATTTGGTACTGATTTGACCAATCTCGGTCGACTGATCAATCTTAGAGACCTTGGTAACTTTGGCAGTCCATTGGCCTTGGTGCAACAGTTGTATGCCTTGAGTGGTACTATACCTGCACTATCAGTGGCATTTGTTGCCGCAGGAGTGTCACGAGATGTGGTGTTAAATTTGACTAATCCAACGGCGTCGGTAGTTGACAGTGCTCAACATCTCATGTATCAGGCCATGACAACAATCACCGGCAATGATCTAAATCAGATATTAACGATCTTAGGAGTGACCACTGTAGGTATCGAAACCATGGCTGACCTGTTGAATCCGTTGAAACTATTTCCCAACAGTTATCAAAGTCTAACTGCGCCGACCAAATACGGCCCAGTGGCCGTCTACATCAACTCATCTGGATCAGTTAACACCGGCTTGATCAGACAGTTGCCACCTTATGTAGTGAGTAGCTTGGTATGATAGCCTACGACAGACTCAGTCAAATTGTTCCCGCTGATCAAGCCTTGGCCGCCAAGGCTCTGGCCACTAGCCTGCAACAAATAGCCGGTATAACCAACATGACCTTGCCGGTATTGGCCAACACAGTGTCCAAGATGCAGACTACAAATAATTTGCCTGCGATTTCAGCACTGACACAGGCAGTTCCGGCATCTGTAGCTGATTATCTTGCCAACATAGGTGGTACTAATGGAAAATCAGTGGTGGTATGTGATGTGTTGGGTATTGCCGCAGGATATCAAGTTACAGATGATTTCGCCAATACAGTATCGACTCTAGCCAATACCAATGTGGCCTACTTGACCACAGTATATCAAAACATGAACAGCGTGGTCGGCGGTGTGTATGGTGACCCTGTTAATGGTCCTGTAACTATACCGGCGGGCCAACCAGCTGCCGGCACTTATACTTCTACCACAGATGGTATGGGTAATATTTTAGCATCAGCTGCTGATTCAGCCATAACTGGCTCCGGTGGAGACACTCCACCAACTGGGCCTGGATTGATTCCTGTGGCACAGGTTGAAATAGCCAATATCTCTACCACAAGTACCGCACAGGTCGCAACACTCAACTCTTACTTTTCATCTATGGCCGCACAGGTTGTACAAGAACAAAGTTTGCAAACACAAGCACAGATAGATTTTGCTACCTTGCAGGCCAATGACAAATCGTCAATCTACAGTTTAGTTTACAATTTACCTAGTTATGGTCAACAGACCGAGTCGGGTGGTCTAGCACAGTTTTGGGAAGGTGTTGCTGATCTCACTACATTTACCGGCCAGGCCGTGGTAGCGACTCTGCGTGAAGGCATCAATCGTGCGGCATTGGCCAATGCTGGTGTACAGACCAATAGTGTGGTTCCATCCTCACCCAATCCGCCAATTCCACCGGCCAACTTAATTCCATCTACATATTCATCCACACAGGCGGCCAACGCGGTAGTAAAATAACCGTTGTAAAAAAGCCACAAACCAAAAGGTTGACCCAAAATGTCTCTTTTGTTATACTAGCATTATAGTGATAATAAAGGAGCAATAAATGGGTTTTGAATCAATTGTATTAAATCAAGTAGCTGATACTCTTAAGCAAGATGACCTGGCTGAATTTTACAACGGCACTTTGTTTGTAGGTAGCATTAACGAACGAGAGGCCCGCAAGGTTTTCCATGTGTTGTCTAAAAACTACGGTGTAGGCACAGTACAAGTAAGTCCCATTGGCAACACCGGCGAATATGCCTTTGATTTTGTTGCCCAAAAACAACAGTCTGAACCTGAAGATTTCAGCCCGTTTGCCACAGTAAACAGCTAGGTTGACTCCAAATACCCGATTTGTTATAATAGTTGTATAGTTAATAATAAGGAGCGGATATGACACAGAACCATTTAGCCCAGTACACGGTAGAAGAATTGCAAGGTTACTTTTCTGACTTCCATAAAGACTTTTATGGTTTCCGCCCACGCACTCTTGGCAGTAGTGAAGACTGGAACAATCGTTCTTGGTTTGAAGCACAGATCAATCGTATCCACGACACCATGGACGCAATGAAAAAAACCTACAGTGGTCGTGAAGAATTGCGTATCGCGGGTTGGATCATTGACGAAGACGAGTTTAACGACGTCGTTGACCCTGAAGAATATGCTCGTTGGTCTGCTGATGCCGATGCACAGGCCTATGGGGAGATGGCGTAATGGAAAAGAAAAATAAACAAGATATTATTGCATCTCTTCGTCAAGTCTTGACACGAGACCAGATCATGACCTTTGTGGCAGGCCTACATCAAACTCAGCAAGAAATGCTCGAAGCCTTGGTCGCATCTAAAGAGCGTCAAGGCTTTCCAGAAGCAATGGCAGTGATCCGTCACGTCATGGAGAAAAAATGATTACTTTCATTACTGTGTTGTGCCTGCTCTATCTATTCGTAGATATCCCTGCATACGATCCTTGGAGTGACCGATGAAATTGGGTTCTTTTCGTCATTGGTGTACCGAAAAATGGTATGAGCACAAAGATGAACTTGCGGCCTATGGCCAACCATTATGTTATGATTCTCGCCAGTATTTTGAACGATACAAATATTGGTTAAAACGTGAATACCGGCATCAACAAAATGATTAAGTATCTGATTCCTGCTATGGTAATTGCTCTTGTTGGTTGCGCTGGCCAACCAGAAAAATCCTACTACCCAGCCGACATGAAAAACTTTGTGACTGATTGTAGTCGAGCACGAGCTCAAGTTGACTTTCTAACTCAACAAATTGATGAGTATCTTGAGTATCACCGTACTCGCCCACCAACATTAGAAGACCGTAGATATTATGAAAAATTAAAAAACAGTCTTTGGTCATTGAGATCGTCATGTTCCGTACTACAGCGTTAATCTTGGCCTTGGGTCTTCCAGCGACAGCATACAGTGAATGTTATGTTAGAGCCGCTGTGACCAATCAAACAGCCATGACCATTACTGCCATAGCCGATGTTGAACCCATGGTAGTTCCTGTATCTCCTACACAAAACAAGTGCATAGTAAATTTTAGGGCACAGGTCAACGGTCGTTGGATTACCGCCGAAGGTGAACGTACAGGTCCAAAGTCCATGACGGAACGAGAGTTATGTGCCGGTGCTGTTGATTCTGGACGCATACAAATCTTAAGTCGTGCTGATGGTGGACGTATGACGGTAGAACAAAATATGGTCTGTAACGATCAACCTGAAATAAAGGTGCGAGTAGTTCAACGTGGTGAGAAGGTTCGCGAAAGCGAAGTTCGCCCACACCCAAACTTTCCTAGACCGTTTACCTATAGAACAGCTCAATGTCGTTGGTTTATAGAACCTGAAGTACATCCTGGTCGTGACCTACTACAGCGCCAGGGTATTATTTGTCAGGTAAATGGTAACGAGTGGCAAGTGGTTGACAAATGGTAAGGATTGTAGTAATATGTTGTTATTGAAACTGAACCCCAAGGGGATTGAAATGAAAAAAATAGTAATCGCAACAGCAGTGACAGGCATTTTGACAGCATGTGGTAGCACTGGTACTAATTACAGTGCTGTGTATTCTGGACAAAACAGTATGCAGACCGCACAGATGAGCTCGGCCATTGAACAGGCTCCGACGTGGATGAGCAAGTTGCCCAAGGCCGCTGGTTACATCTTTGAAAACGGTACAGCCACCAGCAGTGATTTTGGTTTTGCTGATATCAAGGCCAAGACCATTGCCTATGCCAAGATTTGCACAGCCGCAGGTGGCAAGATCCGTCAACAGACCAAGATTTTCCGCTCTGACACCGGTGATACCAGTGTAGATCAAAGTGAAATGGCCATCCGTAGTATGTGTGCTGACGTGGACATCACAGGTGTAGAAACTGTGGAAATGAAACATGTTAGTGAAGGTAATCGCATCCGTACCTATGTGTTGGTCACACTACCACTTGGTGACAAGAATGTGTTGAAGTCTACCCGAGATGCACAAGCTCGTGCTCCAGAAGCATTTAAAGAATTAGATGAAGTTACTTCAGGCAAGAAACCTGCGGAAGTCGCTCCGGTCGCTCCACAACGAGGCAACGAGGTTAGTGTGGCTCAACCAGATGGTACCACGAGTACACTAACCTTGATGCCGGTAGAAAACGAAGAATATCGTGCTCGTCGTGCCGAGGCGTTGAAAAAACCCGGAGCCGTTATCGGACAAGTTTCAATCGCCAACTAACTGAGTAAATAAATGGACACCTTAGACTTCACCGGTGATCAATTTAATGAGATCAAAGTGGCCGCAGACTGGATACGTGACCTAGAGAGTAGCGACAGTCGGTTACACAAAGAATCTGTCATTGAGAAGGCCCTAATGGCTTCAAAGTTAGGGTCCTCGAATGCTCAATGTTTCTTGTTTAACTGTTATCAGGCCTACAACCCCTATTATGTGTTTGGTGTAAAGAAAGTTCCTGAGACCAAAGGCTTAACTCATCAACCAAATCCTTGGCCCAAGTTCTGGGCCATGCTGGAAGGTTTACGTCTTAGAACACTCACAGGTCATAATGCCAAGACTGCTATCGAGTTCATGTCAGAACAGTTTGATAGCGACGAGTGGAATGGCTTATGTCGTAGAGTCATCATCAAAGACCTGCGCTGTGGCATCAGTGAAAAGACTCTAAACAAGGTTTTGGGCAATACCGAATGGAAGATTCCTACATTTACATGTCAGTTGGCCACAGACTCGGAAAAGCATACAGCCAAGATGACAGGCCTAAAACGCATTGAACAGAAGTTAGATGGTGTGCGTGTGCTGGCAGTTGTAACCAAGACCACGGTCAATCTATATTCACGCAACGGCAAACCGTTTGATAACTTTCCTCATATTGTGGAGTCATTAGAAGATATCAAAAATAAGTTTGCCAAACTATTCCAGTCCTGCCCACATGGATTTGTGTTGGACGGTGAGATCATTGGCGAAAGTTTTCAAGCCTTGATGAAGCAGGCACAACGTAAAACGGATGTTGAAACAGCAGGAATGACTTATAGTGTGTTTGATTGGCTTCCATTAGCCGACTTTGAGCGTGGATTTTGGAATGCCCAACAACATAAACGCTTCCACGTCTTAGAAGAATACCGTTCGGTATTTGAATCAACTGACTGTGTTCGTGTAATGGTCGGAATTGATGTTGACCTAGACACAGCCGAAGGACATGACATCATGCGTCGTTATGCTGAAGATGCAGTGGCCTTAGGTTTTGAAGGCATCATGATCAAGGACCTAGGTGCGCCATACGAGTGTCGTCGTAGCACCTTTTGGATGAAATGGAAACCTACCATTACTGTAGATCTCAATATCGTGGGTTTTGAAGAAGGCACTGGTCGCAATGAGGGCCGCTTGGGTGCTATAATTTGTGAAGGAGATGACAATGGTCGTCGTATTAATGTTAATGTGGGCAGTGGCCTTTCCGATGCTGATCGTGATGAATATTGGAGTGCCCGAGATCAGTTACTTGGCGATGTGGTTGAGGTCGAAGCAGACGCAGTGACACAGAACCAAGACGGAACTTACAGTTTACGGTTTCCTAGATTTGTTCGTTTCCGTGGATTTGAACCTGGAGAAAAATTATGATTGAATGGTTTATGGCGCAGACTTGGTTGATCGAAGGCTTAGTCACGATGGTGGCGGCTGCGATGGTGGCGACCATTGTGTATTTCTGGGTAGAACATTTTAGAGGCGAATGATGGTTGCATTCGCCAAACACACGCACAGCCCAGATCCGGTATTGACCGTAAACGCACCCGGCGAGAAAAATGCGGTCACATTCTTTTCCAGTGGTGTAGAAGTCCTAAAGTGCAGCGACACGGGGTTTTGGGTCCGTGGAAAGAAGGTCAAACAGAGTGACCGAGAAGCAGAACAAGTGTATAATAGTTTCAAAGAATGGTTAACTTGGCAACAAATTAGCAGATAGAGGACACAATGGCAACACAAGAAGAACAGCAACAACTTATTGACACCCTAAAATTCACACCACGCACCTACAAGATCAGCATGTGGGGCTACGGTGGCGAACGAGTCATGGGCACAGTGGATCCTAAGGTTTGGGATTACTGTATGGAGAACCAAGTAGACCTGAGTGATATTGCGTGGAACAGTGACGCTTGTGAAGAAATAGGTCTTGACCCAGATATGTTGCCGTTTCCTCCTGGATCCTGGTACGAGTGTGACGACATGGCTCATACCAATGGTGTTAGCCGTGATGCAGGCACCTTACAAATTGAAGATGAAAACGGTGAATCCGTATTTGAAAAATCTCTAGATGATATCGATGGATGCAGTGATGACAGCCCAGAGTGGTCCTGCATAGATGAATCCTTTATAGGATCACGTGCCAAAGGCGAAGTTGTGTTTATTGGTTCGAGCAATGAAAAAGGCACCTTCTTTGAAGCAGACTTAGAACTTCGTGCGCCATTTGACATTACTAAGCTAACTCTAAACTACGAAGAAGTTGACGGAGAAGAAATTGTCAGCGGTGTTACCTACGATGGTGAAGACATTGACAACTGGGGCGGCAGTACTGACGGTAAGAGCAGTGATTTTACTATGGTCCGAATCACGGACGATGAGGGCAACTGGGAACGCTACGAACCTGAAGAAAAAGACTGGGGACATCCCGAGTATGGCACAAGTCCAAGCACCTGGGAGAAGTCGTCTGACTTCAAATTCAAAAAACAAAAACCCACAATTCCGGGTTACTACAGTGTAAACTATGGATATGGTTCAACCTACGGCTCGTTATACTGGGACGGTTCTAACTTTGGTGATTGGGAATACGGCAAGTTCCATGCCAAAGACAACGACAGCATAGTCACTTGGTCAGGTTATAACTGGGACACAAGTTCGTGGGTCAATCAACCGCCAGAACCACCAAATCTCGTTTGCTCTGATAAGAAATGCGGTTGGGTTGGCCTGAGCGAAGATCGCCGCACAGACGACAACTATGACGATCACTGCCCTGACTGTGATGGCACAGACTTTGATTGGATTGACTATGATCCAGATACCAAGGAAGGTCGTGCTAATCGTGAGAAATATTGTCGACCATGGGATCCGGTCGTGGCATTAGAGAGAATTCCAGTTCCAACATTAGAGGAGAATGCGTAATGGCCAATTGGGTATTGACAACCGTTGAAAAGAAAAGCGTTGAAGAGATTGAATTTTGGTTTAAGGATGGCCAAACAATCAAACGCATCACTGGGTTCCGCTGGGGCAAAGTAACTTGCGAAAGCGATGAACGTCCAGATATTGACCTAGACAATCCCGAAGGCATCAGTGTATTTGACTGTGGCTACGACTTTGAGCTCGATAGCTTAGACGACGGCTGGTATACTGATGTTGAATATCCAGATGACATGGATGATGAAGAATCAGAACGCCTAGATGAACTGTGGGATGAAGATGATCGTGACGGTTGGGAAGCCGAAGGTTGGAGCAACGACGACTCTGAAACTTGGTTCCATGGTCCATTAAGTTTGGAACAAGAGTAATAGCTTATTAAGGAGAAACGTATGAATCAAGCAGTCTATCGTGCGGCAGATGCCGTTAACTCAGCCATGTTGCGTGTTTATAACCACATGGCCTTGGCCATTGCAACTTCGGGCATTGTGAGCCTATTGGTCAGTTCAAGTCCGGCACTCATGCAGTTCTTGTTTACTGGCGTCATGCAGTGGATCGTGATTTTTGCTCCCTTAGCCTTTGTGCTATTCCTAGGATTCAAGATCCGTGACATGAGTGTGGGCACAGCCAGACTGATGTTATACCTATTTGCGGCTGTGATGGGCTTGAGCTTTAGCACTATCTTTGTTGTTTATAACCTAGGATCTATCGTGAGTGCGTTCATGGGTGCGGCCATCCTGTTTGTGACCATGAGCGGCTATGGATACTTTACTCGTCGCAGTCTTGAAAGTGTAGGACAGTTCATGTTCATTGGCCTGATTGCTATTGTAATCGCATCCATCGTCAATATCTTTATTGGAAGTAGTGTGGCAACCATGGTCATATCGGCCTTGGCCGTCATCATCTTCTTGGGCCTAACTGCCTACGATACACAACAGATCCGCCAAATGGTATCAGTAGTTGAGCCAGATAGCAATGCTGAAATTGTCGGCGCCTTGACCTTATACATGGACTTTATCAACTTGTTTTTGAACTTGCTACAGTTGTTTGGCGGCCGTAAGGATTGATACTATGAAAACCCTAGACGAAGCGTTTGACCTTATTGAAGCATTGAACGAAGAAGCACACGGCATGGCCTGGGATACCTGGATCGAGGCCGACGAGTTAGAGGACTCCGACAACGAGGACGATTGGGACAAGGCCGAAGGCAAGCGTGAAGAAGCCAGTGATGAACAAGCCGGCTATTTCCGTGACGAATTTGACGCCCTAGAAGATGAAGATCGCGAGGCTGTTCACCATTGGTTAGACAAGGACGAATCATTTAGAGAACAGTTCCGTGACTGGTATGGGCGTGATGAATTTGACGACGAATATGGAGTGGCGGTATAATGGGTTGGTTTATTCTGGGTCTCGTGTTGGGATATGCTATGGGTCAGGGCCGAAAGTCTGACAATATTCCCAAAGATATGGAAACCTGTGACTCAGAAAGGTCGCGGCTCCATGCGGATATAGTGTATTATAAACGACTTACTAAGAACTTGGTAGATGAAAACAAACAACTAAGGAAACAAATAAATGATGCCTAGACCAGAAGTAGCAGGACAGTGTGGATGTGGTCGTAGCCCCACAGGTCGTTGTTGTGGCTGGCATGCTCTTACCGAAGATCAATATCGTGCCAAGAAGGATGAATACGACCTGGCACAATACAGAGAACAGGCCGAAGAACTTTGGTTCTCGGGTGGCTCATGCACCGGAGGCCGTCCTGAGTGATTTAGATATCCAAATTGCCATCATTCTGGCAATATATTTTGCACTAAACTTAGGGATACTCTGGCTGGTGCATACGCTTACTAAAAAATACAACGACAAATGAATCCTATCAAATTATTAGCCGACGGTATCGATAGTCTTTGGTTATGGACCTATGGCATTATTGCTGGTTGGGGAGTAACCTTCACGGTGATTGTAGTGGCCATAGTACTGTTACTGATCCGCACAATCAATCTGCAACGCAGAGTAGATAAGTTAGAACAACGTCTTGTTCATGCCGAACGCGATTATAATCTCACGGTGGACAATTGGAAGAACAAATAACTCACACTTGCAATGTTTGTCAGTGTAGGTTCACTGATGATGAAGGCGGCATAGATGGATACTTTGGTATCCTTCCTGTGCATTTTTGTCCTACCTGTTTCAGTTCCATGTGTGATATGGCCAGTCAATTTATCACATCCGAAGATGAAGATGAAGAATTGAATCCTGAGCATGAGCGATTGATAGAACATCTTCGGGGCCTTACTAGTGTTGTCATCAATAATCAACATGGTGGGTTTGGGTTGAGTTATCAAGCCCAGCTTGCTTATCTTGAAGGTGCCGGTATTGCTTATACCTTGGAAGATAGAGAAAGTAGAGATGCCACACAACGTCTAGGGCCATGGATCAAGGTCAATGGCAATCCGTGGACTGAACGCAACATTGCCAGAGACAATCCGGTTTTAGTTGGTGTAGTCAAAGATCTAGGACCCGCAGCCAATGGTCCTCACGCTGATCTTAAGATAGTGCGTGTACCCGGCGATGTGACCTGGCAAATAGAAGAATACGACGGTCTAGAGTGGGTCGCTGAACGACACAGGACCTGGGATTAACAATAAATATTAGGATATGATGTTTGGATACTTGACCTTATTTACAGCCTTGATAATCAGCCTGAGTGCGGCGGTATATTCGATCTTGGGTTTGACAGCTATCTTTGCCGCGGCCTTTTGGCCCATCGTAGTGCTTGGTGGCAGTCTTGAGGTTGGCAAAATTGTCACCACTCTTTGGTTGCACAAGTATTGGAATCGGGCCGAGCTACAGTATAAACTGTATCTATGTTCGGCTGTGGCTATTCTCATGGTCCTGACCAGCATGGGTGTGTTTGGTTTCTTATCCAAAGCACACCTGGACCAAGCGGTACCGTCAGGTGATATACAGGCCCAAGTCCAGATATTTGATGATAAAATACAAATACAGAAAGACAACATTAAAACAGCTCGTGCGGCCCTGGCACAAATGGACACCGCAGTTGATCAAGTCATGGGCCGTAGTTCGGACGAAAAAGGTGCCGACAAGGCCGTGGCAATACGTCGCAGTCAAGCTCGTGAGCGTGGCAATTTACAAAACGATATTTCAAAAGCACAAACAGAAATTGCTCGACTACAAGAACAACGAGCTCCTGTTGCCAGTCAGGCCCGACAGGTAGAAGCCGAAGTTGGGCCAATCAAATACATTGCCGCATTGATCTATGGCGATAATCCTGATGCCAATATCTTAGAAAAAGCAGTACGCTGGGTCATTATTCTGATTGTTGCTGTGTTTGACCCATTGGCTATTACACTATTGTTGGCCGCTACCAAGACTTTTGAATGGGAACGTGGAGTCGACCTATTCAATGCTAAAAATAAAGACAAAAAACCCGAAGAAGAATCTGCAGAGTCGTGGTTTGATCGTATACGTTTTTGGAATCGACAAAAGAAACCCAAAACCGACGAAGTCATAGATGAAAGTCAATTTTGGATTAGGAATGTAGAAGATGTAGAACCTATAGTGGACCAGCCGACGCACATATCACCCGAAGATTACTATCGTGCTATGGGCTTGTTTGATATCCCAGAACAAACAGTTAAAAATACTACTGCAGAACCCGAGATAGAAGTTTCTTCCAAAACCGAACCAGACGTTGAAGAACCACAAGAAATCAGCGTTCGCAAGGATCCAACCACACCCGGCTGGATGTTCGGCCTAGGTACTCCGCATCCATCGACACAATCAAAATCAGAATCTGAAGAGTCGGATGTGGCCGACACTGTCAACGATGACGACAATGATGATTCTAAAGTGTCAATCGCTGAAAAACAAGCACGTCGAGTTTGGAAAGAAGAAAATCCCAAGGATACTATCAAACGATACAAACGACTACATGCCTCTGGCGTGATCGATACATTTCCCTGGAATGATCCAGAGTTCCGTCAGCGCACCAATACCGAAGAAGGCAATCTCTGGGTAGAAGATTCCAATGGAGAATGGGTCAATGCTGGACCCATGTCTCAATTCAATTTTACAGATTTGGGCCTAGAAGCTGACAACGTGCCAGGTAGTACCCAGGGTGAAATGCGTGGATTTGGCACCAGCTTTCCTGAGGCCGCCGTCAAAGGCGACATGTTCTTGAGAGTGGACCAATTGCCCAGCGTGTTGTATAAATTCAACGGCATCAGATGGATTGAAGTAGACAAAGGCCTTAGCGACCAACATGCCTATGATGATGCCTACATAGATCATCTTATTGAAAAAATCAGCACCGGCGAATATGATCCCGACTTATTGAGCGATGCCGAGCGTGACAGTATCGAACGTCGTTTGAACAACGATCCAAGAAAAGCCTAGCATGACCACTGCCATTGACCATTGCAGTTTTTGTGACAAGCACAAAGATCGTGTGGGTAAACTGATTGTGAGTCACAAGGTGGCCATCTGCAATGAATGTGTGGATCTTTGTGGCGGTCTACTAAAAGATACCCGAACACCTGCCAAATCAAAATCTAATCCTGTGGCTGTTCCTGATCCTCGTGACATAAGAGATTATCTTGACCAACACGTGATCGGTCAAGACACAGCCAAGATTGTGCTTAGTGTGGCCATTGCCAATCACTACAAACGCATCAGTCGCAATGACAATACCATAGACAAGGCCAACATACTAATGATCGGACCCACCGGCACAGGTAAAACTCTCCTGGCCAAAACCGTGGCACGATACCTGGATGTTCCAATTGTGATAGCTGATGCGACCTGTTTAACCGAAGCTGGTTATGTGGGCGACGATGTAGAAAGCATGATTGCCAGATTGTACACTGCCGCTGATGGTGATGTAGAGCGTTGCCAACGTGGTATTGTGTTCCTAGACGAAATAGACAAAATCGCCCGTAAAAGCGAAAGTGCCACAGTCACCAGAGATGTATCAGGCGAAGGAGTACAACAGGCCTTACTCAAATTGATCGAAGGTACTCGTTGTCGTATCCCAACGCAGGGCGCCAAAAAAACCTCTGGTGCCGAAACTGTGGAAATTGACACTACAAACATATTGTTTATTGCCGGCGGTGCATTTGTGGGCATGGATCGCATTTTACAAAATCGTGTACAAGGTACTGCCATGGGATTCGGAGCACATATCGCATCAGGCGACGGCACCACGGCCGAGCCAGTGACTCCGGATGACCTGGTACGCTATGGGATGATTCCTGAATTTGTGGGTCGCTTCAGCAGTTATGTAAATTTACATGCCTTGACCAAGAGTCAGTTGATCAGCATATTGACCGAGGTAACAGGCAATTTTGTGGGTCAGTATAAATGGTTATTTGACCAAGACAGCGTGGAATTACAATTTGATCCCGAAAGCCTGGATCTCATAGCCGAGCGCACACTAAAAACCCATACAGGAGCTCGTGGACTACACAGCGAGCTTGAGCGGGTGTTATTACCACACATGTTTGATCTGCCTAGATATCGCAAGCAACAGATACTACAGGTCACAATCAATAAAACCCAGGTAAATACTCCTAAGACCTTGATAGAAGAGAACGCATGAGAGAGTACAAAAATTCAGTCAAAGTGCCCGACGGTAATGTAGAAAAAGCCCTTAGAAAATTCAAGAAAAAAATTCAAGAGTCTGGCCTGTTGGACGAACTACGGTCCAGAGAAACCTACGAAAAGCCCACCACTGAGCGCAAGCGTAAAAAAGGTGCTGCTCGAGCACGTTGGCGCAAACAACTACGCAGTCAGCAACTGCCCAAGAAATTGTTCTAATTTCTTGACAACTTCCTAAAAATCTGTTATAAATAATATTGTAGATGCCCGGGTGGGGTCTACACAGTCATATTTTGCTTAATAAAGGAGAAAATAAAATGACAAACTTTGAAATTCGCACGGTCGATTTACCTGCATTCGTAAACCAAATCCACAAGCACAGTATCGGTTTTGATCACATGTTTGATCAGCTGAACCGTACCTTGGGAACCAGCCGTGATAACTATCCCCCACATAATCTGGTCAAACTTGATGACACACACTATGCCATTGAGATTGCTGTGGCTGGATTTGCAGAAAGTGAGATTAATGTAGAACTCAAGAAAAATCTGCTGACAGTCACTGGGGAACAACTAGCAGTCAATGAAGTTGAGTATTTGCATAAAGGTATCAGCAATAGAGATTTTACTCGTACTTTTCCTCTAGCCGAGCACATTGAAGTAGTCGGTGCTCGAGTAAAAAATGGTATTCTTACCATTAACCTGGAGCAGATTGTTCCTGAGGAAATGAAGCCTAAAACTATTGCAATCACCTACGAATTGTAATATAATATGTAAATACAGTAGGGGGCAAGGTGCTCCCTACTAGACTAAAGGGACTCAAAATGTCGCACGAAGGCACAATTACAAAAATACAAATCAATCAAGGTCTCACTGAGCCACCCATGTTCAAGATCATTTATCTCAATGATAATGCTACTCCCATGGAGTTCGTGATCGAAACCCTGGTGGATTCGTTTAACTACAACGAGCAGACTGCTGTTGAAATTACTCATGACATTCACGAAGCTGGGTCAGCTGTGGTTGCTGTGTTGCCTTATGAAATAGCCGAACAAAAAGGCATAGAAGTTACCGTACAAGCTCGCAACAACAACTATCCCCTGCAGATCAAGCTCGAGCCCGAAACAGTTTAAAAATCAATTTCAATACGGCGAGGGTAGTAGGCAGGTTGGCACCATGGAGTATTGCCACGTCCTCTAGGGTTACTAACGTATTGTATTCCGCCTAGATTTTGATCCACGGGTCTATGGTAATGCCCAAAGCACCACATTTTGATCTTGTTTTCGGTATCTTCATCAATGGCCCTGGTAATATGGCTGTTGCCCATGCCGTTGAATCGCCAGGTATCCACTAGATCTGGATCATGTGCAATTATCCAAGGCGCCGGTACAGTATGACTAAGCATGACTATGGCGCCTACTTCCTTGTGGGTCTGTAGTTTACGCACACTGTTGATCATGTAGGCCGCATCATTGTAGGCCACATCCAGGATTCCTTGGGCAGCTGAACTGCTGATACCAAAATGATGTTGTATATAACTCATGCTTTGGTCCACGTCAGCTAAAGAATCAAAATCATAGGTCCACCAAGCATTGGTTCCCAATATGGCCACACCGTTGACTATGACCACATTATCCTGCATATAGACCACATTGGATATCTGTGAAATTTCTTGTTCTAATTCACAGTAACTGTCGGTCAAATCTTCAAGATAATTCTTGTGTTCTTCATTGCCGTCTACATAAAACACGCCCCCAGGGTAGCACTGCCCCAGATGTGAAAGCACATCTATTAACAAACTGCGGTCACGGGCCACATCTCCCAAGACCACACAATACGGGGCTGTGGCCTGCGCGGTCCAATCAAAGGTGTCCCAGGTTTCTACGTGCAGGTCAGAAATTAAATCAAATGCAAAAGTCATGATAACTATTTACAAGGAATTCAACCATGAACATAATATTTAAAACCAATATCGAAGCTGTGGATCAAAAGTACACAGTGCTGGATTTAGACACATTTAGCCTGCCTGATGGGTCACAGCACACAGCCTGTTGTGTGATCGAACATATACCCATTGACGAATTACCGGCCACAGAAAGCCTTAAAGAACTACATGCCAATCTGATCGCCAACTACGGACAACGCAACTGGAACTACTGCGAACAGGCCATAGAACAACTACAGGGTCGATGGGGTGGAGACATGGATTCATTTTATACAGAATTAAAGATGCGTATTGACCGGTTGAAAACCATGAATCTCAATGATGCCTGGAGCCCTGTGATACCAAAAACCTAAATTAGATAAATACCCACATAACAATAACAAGGAGCAAATGTGGGAGAGATTTTCAAAATTATCGGTGATCTTGGATTCCCTGTGGCAGCAGCACTTGCAGGTGGATACTTCGTATTCTTAACTATTAAATTATTACTAGCTGGTGTATTGAGTGCTATCAAAAGCATGGCTGGAATCATTACTGCCCTAGATAATCGCGTTAAAACAATGAATCATGACGTTATCCGCATTGATACTGTTGTGAGTAACGCTTTGGGATTACGTCCAGATGTAGAGCGTATCAGTCGTGCCGACGGGAAAAATGACGCAAGGCGCGATTGATGAAATACTACGACTACGAGTGGGACCTAGAACCCAACAGAATCCTATTAGATGAAGAACTTGATGTAGATGCATTGGGTTGGCAGGGCGGCGACTATTTCAAAGTTACCAACATCAATGGTCGTACCATGTTGGTCAAAGTTGATGCCTTAGAAAAGTTTTTGAGAGATGGAGTGGGCAATGAATAAATGGAAACCGGGCGATCTGCCCACTAACATAGAAGATTACGGTTATGATCATGCAATTTGGACTGATATAGATTTAGCCAAATTTGCCTTGATAGCATTTGCAGCAGGCCTTATTGTAGGATGGATCGTGTAATGGGTGGAATAGCGGACGCAATATCAAAATATGGGTTTCCAATTGTCATGGCAGTTGGAATGGGTTTTATAATTCATTATGTATGGACCTGGGCAACAAAAGAAGTCAAACCGGTGATCAACGATGCCAACGCAGTTCTAATAGCACTTATTGATCGTATCAGGATGTTGGACAACGATCTTATCAGACTTAATCAAAAAGTAAACACTGTACTGCATCTACGTGGCAAAACAATCGAACACGAGCGTGTCGAAGCTGAAAAAGCCATCAACAAAACTGCTGATGATCAAGAAGCCGCAGGCGGAAACGGCTAAGATTAAACCGACCACTTAACGATACCCTAAATCCTATTAAATAATAATAGGAGCTAGAGTATGCAAAAAATCTATAAAAAGTACTCAGTTATGGTAACCCTATGGTTACCTATTGCTGTTTATGCTACACCAATAAATGATTACTCATTCAAGAGTCCCAGCTTCAACGGCTCTGGTTATAGCAGTCATGTGTTGACCATAGAAAATCAAGAAAATACTCGTCGTGCTCAAGTGGCCAAAGACATACAGGCCGCCTTGGACAAAGCGGCGGCCGCTGCCAATAATACCAACATTGCCAAGTTTATGAACAACTTGGAAAGCCGTATCTATGCCCAGATCAGTCAGAACTTGGCCACGGCCATGTTTGCCAACAACAACTGTTCGGGCAGTAATAGTGTAGGGTGTAGTGGAACATTGAACTTTGAAGGCAATACTATATTCTGGAACAAAGATAGTACCAACATCTATCTTCAAGTAACTGATACCACTGGTAATCAAACTACGGTTACAGTTCCCCTAGGATCATTCCAATTTGGAAACTAAATGAAACAACTATTAGTCATCCTCTCCTTGTTGATCTTAAGTGGGTGTGCTATGACTCAGAAGATGGGCTACGAGTACAAACCCGAGGTGGCTGCCAATAAGATGCAAAAAGAATTTGATACTTTACCTGCACCCAATGGTAAAAAGGTCACCGTAGCAGTGTATGGCTTTGCTGACAAGACAGGACAACGCAAACCAACTCCGGGTATAGCCAGCCTATCCACGGCAGTCACACAGGGTGGTGAAGTGTTCTTGATCAAGGCCCTACAAGATGTTGGCCGTGGTACATGGTTTGATGTGGTCGAGCGTGTGAACATTGATGCCTTGACCAAAGAGCGCACCATCATCCGCCAGATGCGCGAAGCCTATGAAGGCAAAGACGCCAAACCCTTGATGCCACTCATGTTTGCCGGCATCATCATGGATGGTGGCATTATTGGCTATGACTCGGGATCGGAGTCAGGCGGCGCCGCATACAGATTCCTGGGCATTGGCCCACAAACACAGTATTCAAAAGACACTGTGACCGTGAGTCTGCGAGCTGTGAGTGTAAACACTGGCAAGGTGCTTGCAGCCATAACTGTAACTAAAATTGTTTACAGCACCGCAGATTCGGTAGCAGTATTAAAGTATATCAATAACAAAAATATTGGTAGTCAACTATTTGGTAATGCTGATAATGTTGCTGGTGTAGCCGGATCGATGTTTGAAGCAGAGTCAGGTCTGACAGTTAATGAACCTGGCACACTAGCAGTCAAGGCAACAGTAGAAGCCGCGGTAGTTGAATTGATCAAGGAAGGAGAACGCAAGGGTGTATGGGATTTCAAACAACCTGAAGCCGTTGTCCAACCAGCCACTATAGTAGCACCAGTGGCAGTAGCACCAGCAGTAGAAGCGAAAAAAGAAGCACTACCGGAAACGGTTAAGAAGTCAATCCCAAAGGACCACAAAGAGTCTAAGGAAAACAAAAAATGAAACAGAGTATAACAGGCGCTGGCAGTTTGTCGAGAAAATTAACTGCAATTCTATTATCAGTTGTGATGCTGGTAACGGGCGTGTCATTGGCCGCTGACAATAGTATCTATATTGATCAGACCGGTGATAATGCTACCATTGCGATAACTCAAGATGGAACCACAAACGTAGTGCGTGGTATACAAGGCACGGGCACTGGCGACACCACCCCGGCTAAAATCTATGGTGATGGCAACGAAGTCAGTGTAACACAAACTGGAGCCAATAATGTGCTGAATCTAGGCATAAATCGAGGCACAGGCTCGGGTACTGCTGGCAATACCGTAACCTATGAGGTTTCTGGCAACAATGCCACGGCGACCTTAAACCTAAACAATGCCAACACCGGTACAGCTGCCAGTAACACAGTTGGCATTACACAAAGTGGCAACTACGCAACATCAGATTTAAGCCTCGTTGGTGATAGTAACACTATAAGTGTAACCACAGCCGGCGGTGCCAACAATGCGTATACCTCAACCGTGACTGGAGATAGCAACACACAAAGTATTAGTTTAACCGGTGGTGGTAGTAACAGTGCAACGGTTACGCAATCGGGTAATAGCAACTCTGCTGTTATAACCGCTGTGGGTGCTAGTAATACATTCACTGTTTCACAAAGTGATGGCAGCCATACAACTTCGATCGGTGTTGCTGGCAGTAGTAATACCTTTGGTGTGACTCAGCAAGGAACTGCCGGAGCTAATATTTTTAACTATACCAGCACCAGCGGAAGTGGAAATACTGTGACTATTAATCAGAATGCTCGGTAAGGATTATGCAAATGCATAGTGGAAGAAACCTGTGCAAGCTGACACTTTCTGCACTCTTAGTGAGTATCTACACGAATTGTGACGCTGCGATTGGAACCGTTACAGAACAAGTGAATCTGCCCCCTTCGATACAACGATCGAAAACGACTCTGACCGGAACCAAAGGAACTGGAGTGGAAATGTTGGACGAGGTGAAAACCACCCGCGGTAAGGCCGGTATTACCTTTAGTGACAACACCCAGGTCCAAGTCAATGAAAACAGTCGTTTAGTCATTGATGATTTTGTGTATGATCCCAAGTCTACCAAAGGTGGTCGACTGGCAGTAAACATTGCCTCAGGAACTGTGAGATATGCATCAGGACAAATCGCAAAAAATTCCCCTCATATTGTGGTTGTTAATACTCCTACCGCTACTATTGGTGTTAGGGGGACCGATTTTACTGCTACTGTTGACGAGCTGGGAGCCAGCACTGTTATACTTTTGCCTAGTTGTCCTTTTGGCTGGCGTGATGTTGAGCGTGATTGCAAGACCGGAGAAATCTCAGTGACCACTGATATTGGATCGGTCGTTTTAAATCGACCATTTCAGGCCACCAAGGTTGAAACCCGTGGCACAATACCAACCAAACCGGTCATACTGAATCTAAATCCTGACGCGATTAACAATATGTTGATTGTGGCACCACCTAGAGAACTTAGAGAAGACAGAGATACTAGAATATCAGTCAAGGGCGCACTTGACGTAAATTTCCTTAAAGAAACTGGCCTGGTCAATGCGTTTGATGCACAAGAACCTGCTTTCAAAGACACACTGAGAACTAACTTATTAGATCAAGATTTTCTGACCAATGTATTAGATCTTATCAACGCACAAATGGCCGCACAATTAAATCTATTGAACACAACCAGTAGTGGTCTATTGCCAGACTATAGTGCTACTACTGGAGTTATTGCCTCGGTTGACGATAACACAGTTACTCTAAGTAGAGATGATGGTAGTAATATACAAAGTGTGACCGTGCCTAAAAATCAAAATACAACCATATACCAGATTCAAGGTAGTGTAGAAATTCGCAACCGTGTTAATACCGGTGGATCTACTGTCATAACATTAAAGCAGAATTGATATGAACGATTGGGATAAAGGTAACTTAAAATTTGTTGCTTTTGTAGTTGGACTTGCCACAATCTGGCTATTGTTGACTATCTTTTTTATTCCCAATCGAGCACACGCTCAAGGTATAATAGGAATGAATCTTGATGGCACGGCCATTTATGCCCCCACTGGTAGCAATACAATTTACATAGAACAGATTGGCAGTTATAATTCTATTACAGTCAATCAAGATGGAACGGGTCATGCGGCAGTCGTTACCATGGGCTTGGCGTCTGCTGTTGATAACACGACTGTCGCCATCGACCAGAAAGATTCTGGCGCAAAACGGGCCACAGTGGATATTCCTGGTGGCTTCAACAACAGTGTCAGTATACTTCAACAGGGTGCCGGCAATCATACCGCGTCCATCACAAATCTAAATGGCATTGCCAATAGCGTTACAATCAATCAAGGCGGTGCTGGCAAGCATACCATGGAAATCGTTGGAGCCGCTGGATCACAGAACAACGGCAATACTATCACAGCTACACAAACAGGAGGTGCGGGCACAGACAAAACTTTCAATCTTTGGTTGAATGGGTGGAATACCAACGTCACCATTGAACAAACAAATCCTACCACAGCAGGACAAGCCGGAATGAATATCACGTGCGGCAACAGTTGTGGAACACAACCTTGGAGTTACATCAGCAGATAACATGTCAACAACATAGGTGAGCAGTAACCATTATCTGATAAGAGTGCGAAGCACCGGGAGATAACGATGATACAATTTAATTTATTAAAAGCAAAACACATCGACATGAAGTACATCGATGAAGCCAGTATGTATATCACTGCCAACGGCGGCGAGTTCCATATTGGCAAGCGGCAGATAGAGTTTTATGTTCCTGAAGCCTATTCGGACTTTGTGGCCATGAAGTTTCCGTTCCTACAGGTGGAACAGTATGTGTGGGAAGAAACAGAGGATACCTTCTGGCCTCCTGAGTCATAGCTCCAGGGTGTATGCGTAGTTAATTATTACAACCCTGCCTGTAAATATATATGTCAGCATTATAACTACAACGAGCTGACCGGGCTGTACCTTTGGAGCCATTACTTTTTGGAGCAATGGCTCTTTTTTTTTCGGTAAATATTACATGTTGAAAAAAATCTTAATCACACCATGGACAGCTCTACTGACCTTGTTTCTAGTGGTTGGATTGCGAGTAGCCGATCCTGCATTTGTTGAAAGTGTTCGACTGCGTTACTTTGACACATTGGTAACCAGTCGACCCACAGAAGTCATTGGAGTCAGCACAGTAAACATAGATGAAAAGGCCTTAGAACGTTATGGACAATTCCCTTTCAGTCGCGATATCTACGCTACCATTATTCGAGACCTGTATCAACGCAATGCAGGTCTTGTTGTGTTTAACGTTCTTACTCCTGATCGTGATCGCATGGGCCAGGATGCAGCCTACATCCAAGCACTACGCCAGTACCCGACGGTACTTCCTAACATTGGATCACAGACTTCACGCAATACTGCGCGAGTTCCGGGATCGGTTGTAATTGGTCCTTATGCTCGGCAGTTCGTTGAGTACCCCGGCATCATTGCCAACCAGCCTGGTATAGAATCAGCCGCGGTCGGTGTTGGCCTAGTAAACACCTTGCCCGAAGTCGACGGAGTTGTGCGCCGCATGCCCATGGTAGCCGACAGCCAAGGTCGGCTGTATCCCAGTCTTGCCATGGAGACTCTACGTGTGGCCGGTGGCGATACCACCTTCCAAGTCAAGATCAATGAAAACGGCGTTGAGAAAATGCGTATTCCAAAATTTGGACCCATTGTGACCGACAGTCTAAGTCGCATCTGGATTGATTGGAGCCTTGTGCCAGAACAGTATAGTTTGACCAATTTACCAAAAAACTTTGAAGGCGATATTGTTATTGTCGGAGTGTCGGCGCAAGGACTGGCCAATCCTGTGGCCACCAGTCGTGGCGAAATGTTGCCACAAGATTTACAAGCAAGTGTATTGGGTACTGTGATTGCCAACAGAGATCGTCCGGCAATCACTAGACCAGACTGGGCCGATGGTGCTGAAATCATAGCCCTAGCGGTATTGGCAGTTGTATTGATATTCTTAACGAGGTGGACCTATGTCGGCATTATTTCTAGCATTATTGTTATTGGCTCTATTATACCTATTTGTTCGTATGTTTACGGCAGTTATTCTTGGCTCGTCGATGCAACTATTCCTGTGGGCGGGCTTGTTCTTGTTATGCTTCATGCTTATGGAGTCAAGTTTGTATCAGAGTTTCTCGCTCGTCAACAAATAAAACGACAGTTTGGAAGTTATGTTAATCCTACCATTGTAGAACGCTTGCAAAAGGATCCTGGCTTGATCAAGTTAGGTGGAGAACGCAAGGAACTCAGTATTGTCATGACCGACCTACGTGGATTTACCACACTTGGTGAAAGCTTTGGCGACGATGTCGAAGGTCTAACACAAATCATGAACGACTACATGACAGCCCTGAGCGTACCAGTGCTTGAAAATGATGGTACATTGATCAAGTTCATTGGCGATGCGTCATTGCATGTACACGGCGCACCCTTGGATGATGTCAATCATGCCAAGACTGCTGTTCGTACAGCACTGGCCATGATCCAAGCAATCGAAGCGTTTAACGTAGGCCTGGTTGCCAGCGGTCGTCCTCCTGTGGGCATGGGTGCCGGTGTCAACACCGGCGAAACACTCATAGGTAACATTGGCGCCAAAACCAAGTTTGGCTACGATGTCTTGGGCGATAGCGTAAGTACTGCGGCTAGACTGGAAGGGCAAACCAAGGCCTATGGAGTCCTGCTGATCATAGGTCCACGCACAGCTGAACTTGTACGTGACGAAATTCCTGTGTTTGAACTAGATTGTATAGCAGTCAAAGGCAAGACCATTGGCTTAAATATCTATGCAGTAGAACAAGAAACCCAAGAACATAGAGATTTCCTAAAACTGTACTATGGTGGTGATTGGAAGCGAGCGTCAACCCTAATCCCCAGATGTATAAACGCTAATCCCAACATGGAGAAGTATTATGACGCAATGGCAGATAGATTGGCTGAAGGCAAACCCGATTCCTGGTCTGGAATATTTAGAGCTACTAGTAAATAGTTGGATCGACTACTGTACCTGGTGGGGATTGCAGATATGGTTTGCCCGATATAGGATTCCAGAACAAGCTGGAGATTTTGAACGGTTTGTGGGTTCTTTCAGCTTGAACGGCGTCAAGAGCTCAAACCTTTGCCGGCCAAATTAGAAACAAAAAGTTTATAAATTTACGGACCCGGGTCGAAATCAGCTAATTATAGTTGGATCTCTGGAGGAAAAATGTTTGATCAAAATGTGTTGAAAAAAATAGTAAACGACTCAACAGTCGTAGCCGGTGTAGTATGAACATCAGTTGGATTCTGTCTGATTCTGCGGCCTTGGATCCCACGCAGGATGTCAATGATCTCAAACGGCTGGGTGCATTCTGGGGATCATGGCGTACCTGGCGAGCTTATCAAACAGACAATGTGATTTGCCATGACATGGCCAAGGCTGATGAATTGATCCGCCGCCAGTTCCAAACGCATTGTAATTTATACATACCCAACTCGGTCTATGTAAATCTAGATCGTCCCGCTGGTGTTCGACTGTATGAAGGTGAATTTGTGCATGATGTTGATCGCCAAGAAGAAATAGTGGCCATACATCTAGCGGCCACTACCAGTGAAATCGTCCTGTTGTTGGGTTGGGATCTAACCGAATTGGTAGCCGATGCAGACCGTTTCCGAACAGTACAGGCACAGCATCATCGCAACCTAGTACGCCAGGCCATGCAGGATTATGATCAGGTACAGTGGGTCGTCGTGGACCACCCCAAGCCTGTGGATCCAAATTTACTGAATTTGGGCAATGTGGTCACCGATACCTTGGCAGCAGTGCTGGCTCTAGCAGGTGATTGACAATTAATCTCAGTTAGCGTATACTAGCTGTATGACTACACTAAAACGTATCGGTTTCTGTTGCAAATGGCTCAATGATCCGTCCGAATGCGGCGGCATGAAGGTCAATGCAGTGGATCGTGATCTCAACGGTCGTAGCACCACCATGCGTTGGTTGCGTGAGCATCCTGAGGAGGCCGAACAGCGCCAGTGGGACATCATGAATCACAACACCCGTGCCGCTGTGAAGCTGATCGAGCGTGTGGCCACCTTGCCGCCTGAACGGCGCATGGTTCGCCTGGGCAGTGAAATGCTACAAGGCTATACCGAACCCTCATGGAAGGCCTGGTGGCAACAGAAGCATGTGCAGGATCACTTGGAGCGGATTTTTGCTCCTATTGGTGAAACTGCCCGTCGCCTGGATGTTAGACTCAGTTTTCATCCTGGACAGTTTTGTGTGTTGGCGTCGGAGAATCCCGGCATTGTAGAACGAAGCTTAGAGGAGTTTGAATATCATGCGAGTATGGCAGAGTGGATGGGTTACGGACAAACCTTTCAGGACTTCAAAATTAACGTCCACATCTCAGGTAAAAGAGGTCCAGAGGGTCTCCGCGACGCTTACCGACGATTATCCTCCACCGCCCGCAGTTGTATTACAATTGAAAACGAAGAAAACTCATGGGGGTTAAATGATTGTCTTACCATTTCTGATCTTGTGCCTATTGTGCTGGACGTTCATCATTTCTGGATCCGCGAAGGAGCCTACATCCTACCTGGAGACGACCGTGTTAAGAGAGTTGTTGATAGTTGGCGCGGTGTGCGTCCTGCTATGCATTATAGCGTCAGCCGGGAAGATATACTTGTGGGACATGATGCACACCAAGCCCCCGACTATGCGGCGCTTTTGGTAGAAGGTCATAAGAAACAGAAATTAAGAGCACACTCGGACTTTTACTGGAATCAAGCAACCACCGACTGGGCCTTGACATTCTGGGATCAATTTGACCTCCAATGCGAATCAAAATCTAAGAATCTTGGATCTGAACAGGTTTACAATCGTGCTGTAGAGCTTGGGCTCGTTTGACAGCCCAATACTCTTTCATTGCTTTACTTTTTTTATCCAAAGTTTCTTGAGAGTATTTGCGTCCCTTGCTTGCTTTACCTAATGCACTTATTTGTTCTTTTCTTTTAGTATTAGTGGCCCAATTTTGTTTAGCCGACTCGTTCCAGGCCGCTTGATGTTCCTTGCTACGAGGTTTAGGAACACCCTTACAAGACTTACTTAAATTTTGTTTATGAGCATCAGTTCTGGGTGATTTTTTTCTACCAAGTTGTTGTTGGCGAAATAACTCTTTTCTTTCTTCGGTATGATTGCCGCCGCCACCAGTTTCTGGAATCTGATTTGCCCACCCAGAATCTTTGGCAACATTCCAAAGGTCACTATAATATCGACCCCATTGAGATAATTCTTGATTGGTTTGACACTCTTGTATAATTTCAGTATCGTAATCAGCACCGTGTTCTTTCAGATGTGCTTTCCATATGCCGCCGGATCCGTGATAAGCATGTGGATCGGTTGAAGTAGTTTTGCCGAGATATTTTAGACCTGTTTTACGATGGGTCTTAACATACAAATAAATAGTCATTGCTGATAGTTCCTTTTCAACTGTTAGAGTAGTTGGATCTGCCAGGATCGCGAACTACACCTTTATTTATACTGAACTAATTGTTCTATGCGACGCACAGCATCTGGCGCAGCGTCTTCCTCAAATTGATTATACATTTTGGATCTTTGTATCTCACTTGATTGAGATCCTGAAAACGCAGAATTAGATTGGGTTTGTTGAATGTTTCTTTGAGCCATT